TACGGGGTGAAGGAACTTGAAGCAGTCATAGCCACTCACCCTGACGCCGATCATATCGGTGGACTGGATACGGTGATCGACGCAATACCAGTTAAGTCCGTATATGCGCCTAGAGTGTCGCACACAACAAAGACGTATAAAGATTTCTTGATGGCTGTAAAAAATCGCGGGCTGAAAATCAAGGCGGCGAAGGCAGGGCTTGAGCTGCCACTAGATGGAGTTACGGCTGAGTTCCTTGCACCAGTCGGAGACTATGGGAAGGACTTGAATGCATGGAGCGCAGTTCTTAAGGTTACATACAAAAATACATCGTACTTATTCTCAGGAGATGCAGAGCGCAAGAGTGAATCTGATATGGTGAAAAGCGGAGCCAATCTAAAAGCAGATGTATACAAAGTCGGCCACCATGGGTCGGATACATCTACCTCAGCTGAGTTCCTAAAAGCTATTAACCCAACGTATGCAGTCATCAGCGCTGGCAAGGATAACAAATATGGTCATCCGAAGGATGTCATCATGAAACGTTTGAAAAAATCCAATATAAAAGTTTTCAGTACAGACCAGCAGGGAACTATCATATCCATAAGCGACGGTAAGACAATCAAATTTGAGGCGTCGAAGTAAACAAAAAGAGCAGTGAGATTCTTTCCTCAACTGCTCTTTATCGTTTTACAATGGATTATTACTTTTGAATAGTCACTTTTCTAGTCGATCCATCCCAAGATAGCACACGCCCTCCAGCAGCTTCTACGACCTCACGCACTGGGGCATAGGAAGTGTCCCATATCGTTTGACTGCCGACAATCACTTTCCCGTTTACGGTTGCTTTCTTACCATTGTATCCGACAACCGCCCCTAGTTCCTCAGCAATAACCCGAACTGGGGCAGTAACAAGGCCGTTCAAAAATTCCCCGATGGCAATCACCTTCCCGTTTAGCTCGACTGTCGCTACGTTTGCGCTAGGTTTTGAGCTTGTAGGCTTGTCCACCGCCGCACCGCGCAGCTTCGCCAACTCATTGACCAAGTTTGCACCATATGACGATGACGGTGCCCACTTTGCCCCTAGATCCTCAAGCGTCCGCGCTGTACCGTGCAGGTAGGTGAAATGACGCGGATCCGGAGTTCCCGAACGCGGATAGCCAGCAGCTCCAGCATACAAGGCTAAGTGATCCAGATGCGCCGTAATGCCTTCTTTCCAGTCACGGAATCGCTTGTGAGCACTCGCCTGATAGTCACCACCACCAGCCGTTATTTTCAAGCCACAGGGATTGCAATAGCTTGCATCAATTCCGGCTGCGCTGTGCCCGCCCCGGTAAAGGAAGCCCGTTTCGTGCGCGAACTGCACGTAGGCAATGGCTGGATCAACGCCTCCGCATTGTGGTGCAAGCTGCCAGTACAAATCCGCTAACCCCACAAACTCAGCAGGTGCCTTCATGCTGCGTGCCCATGCCTTTGCTTGTTCCAGCGTGGCCGATGCCTTGCCTATGATGTTCGTCCCTTTGGCTGTAGGCTTCTGCTGCTCTTTTTTCGGCTGCAGCTTTAAATACTTCGCCACACCCGCGACATGACCAGCTACAATCGCCTCAATAATTTCTGGCCGCTTGAGCCGTGCTGCGTCCGCCACGACATCGACAAACATATTTTCCGTCAAGACAGCCGGCATTCGGGTTTCCCTGCATACATGCAAGTCTTTTTTCTTTTGCCCCCGGTCGATCACCCCGAACGGTTGCAATTGTTTCATAATCTCAGTATGGAGAGTAGCTTGGAATGCTGCTGTAGCCGCGTCCTGAGTTCCGATGTACGTGAATGATTCGAAGCCGCCATTACCTCCGCCAGCATTGCAATGGACGCTAACAAATACATCAGCACCTGCAGCATTGGCCTTGTTCGTTCGCTCTTCCAAATCAACAAATACATCTGTGGAACGAGAAAGATAGCATTTTACATCCTCATAGTCCCGCTCCAGCTGCTTCGCCATTTCTACTGCCACACGTAGAGCAATATTCTTTTCAACAACTCCAAAACCACTTGCACCCGGATCTTTTCCCCCATGACCTGCGTCAACCCATATTTTTTTCATTACTTGTCCTCTCCCTTCTCTCCGCTCTTGCTTCTTAGAACTTCAATGGTTTGTTTCAAAACGGCTGGAATTGGCACGCCCATGCGCCCGCCGTTCTCGATGATCGACAAAAGTTCATTTGCCATATAAAAGAAAGTCGTGGCATCTCTCAACATGTGCTGATCTCCGAGAACCATGTCGACTTGGTGCGCTAATGAGATAATCACGAAAATAAATACCTTACGAGCAATACCGATAAGTCCGATTTTGCTTTTTAGCTTCCCTTCCAAACCGCCTGCGATCATTCCCGTAATATAATCTGCCACCGTCATAATGAGCAGGACTTGGAGCAGCAGCGGCCAGCCGCCGAACAAAAACGCTACGATTCCGCCACTTGCTGCGACGCTCGTTTTAAGTACAAGATCCCATCTTTCCACGTCTTTTCCCCCTTAACATGAAATAGCCCCCACGAAGTTGTGAGGGCATAATAAAAGCGCCACCTATGCGGTAGCGCCTTATTGTGCTGTGCCGTTGATTACTTCATTGACCACATCTCTGAGATTGTATAGCTTCGGTACTGCCTCCATTTTGTATGTCCCAACCATCACCAACCCCACCCAAACCTTGACCAATCCACTATCCTTAGTAAAATTCATGTCTAACCATCCTCTCATATTATGGTGTCGCTATTAAGATTGTGAGTTCTGCAACCGATTGTTTCAAATCGTCTACCTCTTCACGGATTTGTTTTCCTTCGCTTGGTGGCTCTGATATTGCCACATAGTCATAATAGATTTCCATTGCGTCAATTTTGACCATTGGATTAGGCATAAACCCCGGCTTTTCATCGGCTGTAGGAATGGATTCAACATAGAATCCGTTAGGCTCCATTTCTATCTGTTCTGGTACGGGATTGTGATATATCGCCCGTACCTTTCCAATATGTTTCGACACAATATCATATGCAATATACATTTCTTCACCTCACATGTGTGTGATTGTAAAATTCGCATCAAAATATGAAACGCCGCTGTCGCCAGATCTAATCGTATACCCAAGCTTCATTGTTGAGTTTTGATTGAACTCCGGTTGGATATTCCTGCTGAACACAGCGTGCCCATCGCTAGTGCCACTGGCGGATGCAGTTCTGCTGTAAAAGTCCAAAACGAACTCATCAATATGAGTAGCTATAGAGCTGCTTGCAATATCGATTTCGTTTCCGAGGTCGTCGCGTAGCAAAAAGCCTATAAAGCCATGAGCCCAAAATACGAAACTTCTACAGTCTGGCTTTGTTAAAGTTACAAGCTTCACCCCAGCCGGGATGCTAGCCAACTCTATAAAGGTATTCTCCCCGGGTACATTCGGACGTTGCCCCGAGTAGTATGTAATGCTTATCCTCCCGGGTACAGCACGTTCTGCTGTACCTTGCACACCTAGGATATTTACGTCTTTGGGCAGGTTTTCAGGCTTGAGTTGCGGCGCAGGAGCCGTTATCCACGAAGCCCCATCATAGTAGCCATGCGGCGGCTTAACAAAGACACGATCCCCCGGCCATACTGTTTGTTCCGTGCTAGGCATATGGGCATTTTCTGCCGAACGAAACGGCATGGTTCCTTGCACACCTGCGATATTTGTGTTGTTGAGTACGCGGTCGGTCGGAACGGATACCCTTGCTACCTTGCTACCTGCATGCCGCCCATCCGGAATTAAGACATCTTGCACACCACTTGGTGTAATGACCTGCGCGCCACGGTCTGGCATCGTGCCTGTCATCTTCGCACTTTTTACATACACTGTTTTTCCAGAAATAATTTCAGCGGCTGTAGCGGTTGCGTCACTTGTATCAATGCCAACAGGGATGCTTTTAATGCCAGCGTCCAATTCGTCAAATGTTGCGACTTCACCTTGCTTGGAAACCGTGCCTTTCTTGACGATAATGGTGGTTTCCAACTTTCCTTTGCCATTAGCGCCAGACTGCTTTACCGTGGCTAGTTCATCATTTATCGTTTTGGCTTTTTGATCTGTGTAATCCTTCGCATCTTTAGCGGCCTTTGTTACGTCTGCTTTCTCTGCTGCTTTCTCATGTACTTCTTTCAACGCTTCAAATGTCCTATTCATTTGCCAGTTCAACCAATCGGCGGGCGGGCGATCTTCCACCTCCCACCCTTTCGCCCGCTTTGATTCAGGTGGTTGGATGCCCTTGGCTCCCCATTCTGGCAGTTCCTTTTCATATGCCATGCTATCCCTCCTAGATCGGTAACTCGTAATCGTTGCCCGGCACAAATACCGTCCCAAGCGTACCGCCAACCGTCATTTCAACATTCGATAGACCGAATTTATCTTTTTCTACCTCAGCTCTTTTCGATGCCAACAGGAACGTTCCAGACAAATCAATTTGAGCCACTCTTACACCAGCCGCCACTGTTTTTTGTATTATTTGTGCGAACTGGTAGGGTGACAAACCAACTTCATTTAGGCGTGCTATTGGAACTCGGAGCAATGAAAGCGCGGCTGGTTCCGGTTCATTAGAATCCTCGAATTTCTCTTCAATTCTAATGTCTGAATAATCACAATCCAGAGCCAAGGCTAGTACCTCGATAATGGTGTTTACATCTGTTTTCGATAGGTTACGAGCTACTTTTGATTTCAGCAGTATACGGTATACCTCATCACTTGCCGCGCCTCGGGGCTGCACCACATTTTCTCCTATCCTGTCTAATGTCGTACCTTGCGCTTTATCCAAATCACGCCACTCATCAACTTTTACTAATGTTTGTTCTACACTTTGCAATTGTGTATGGAGGATAGAAACAAGCTTTCCTAAATTGCTGTTAGGATTTTTGTTATAGGCATCAGTAAATCGGTTTAGCATGTCCTTAAAACTAAAACTAAACATAAGACACCTCTATGTCGACATCTTTGATCCTCGCCACTTGATGTGGTGCTATATCAACATTTTTGACGGCGCCCCTCAATAGCAACTCAACATCATCTATGCCTGGCACTTTGTACAACGCACTAATTAGTTTGTTGTAGACCACATCAGCACCCATGGAAAGGCCATTGTAATATTTGCCGTCGAATTCGCCGCCGATGTATTGGACTATTTCAGTTTTCACCTTCTCTATCCCATCAGCCGGAAATTCGAATGTTCGTTTTATCTTTACTTTCACATCCATAGGAACTTCTTCTGCACGGCTAAATTTCACTTTATGAATGTAGCCAGCAACGTCAGTTACATCACAGATTATATCCCCGTGCGCCTCTATTCCCCCTGCCTTTGTTGCAAAGATGGTGTTCGCTATTTCCTGTTCGTCCCCGCCAAGCACATAACACTGGAACGACTTCCCCGGTCTACCTGCTACATCAGTTGTAAGTGAGCTATTTTCAATGACGGCGACCGCCCGGACGCTGGGTAGCCGCAACAAAGCCCCTCGCAAAGCATCCACCGATGCAGCGCCGCCACCGGCCACAGATAGTTGGAATCTCGTGCGGAACTCCGAGTCTGTTTCCCTTTCTCTCCCTCCAGCGGTTGGGCGCTCGTTTGTGATGCTCATAATATTTGTGTCAGGATTAAGCAACATGGTCACTGTTCCGGTCGCTACGTTCCATCCGCTGCCCGGCTCTTGTGCCATAATTTCACCAACGCCCCGGCCTGTATCATCAAGTGTGATATCATCCGTGAGATTAAAATATTTGCCCGATGTCGTCCCGAGCACTGTTCCTTCATAGATCGTATATCCAGGAGTGCCCACGAATGACACTTCCCCGTATGAAAACTGTTCTTGGAATCGTTTGATGCCCACTAATGGAGCAATTCTATCAAGCGATACACCAGTGGCGGTATCTCGGTAACCGCTATAATACACTTGTTCTGCTCCCTGCCATACGTAAGCTAAAAAGAATGCGAATATGCGCAAGATCATCCCAAGCGGAGATAGTGCCGAAGTATTCACCGTTTCCCCATACTTCGCCCGAGCCTGTTCCTCCATTTGCTCCATTAGATCACTGTACCGCATACGCTTGAAGCCCTTTTCATCAAGCATCCATAATCACCTCGCTTTCTATCTTCTCTCCATCTGTTGCGGTTGCGGAGAAAGTTATATAAAGCATGCGGTTTTCGCGTTCGAATCTAATTTCTATGCTGTCAACCTTCTGTATTTGTTCTACTTGCTCAAGCGCAGCAAACACAGCAGCACGAATGGCCTCTTCGTTCGGTTGCTTCTGCAATAGAACATCATAATCAGTGCCCGCCTCCGGATCTAAAAACCATTCATTTAGATTCGTTCCCAAAATAATACGGGCTGACTGAATAACTTCATCTTTACCGGACACCATTTGCATATCGTCCTGACTAATTACGATATCGCCCGTACCGTCTAACATGAAATTATTCATGTTATCACCCCGATAATTACTGCGTCCGTTAGGCTATGTCTCCGGCGCGAGTCAGGAAACGCCATGCTACCGGATAGACTTTGATCCATAGCCCGCTCCACGCATACCAATAACACCACATCACCTTGCTTCAAGACTGGTGTACATTCCTTTTCGGCTCCATCTATTTCATAACGCTGGAACATCACTGGCACATCGGTTATTACAGCGTGAGGCGTAGGAGATTTCCCCATCATCTTTTGCATGATAAGCGGCTGAATAGTTGCCCGGCGCCGCACCTTGTCGTAAGACTCCACTTTCCCAATAGTGGACGTGTGAAGCTGCCGAAGCGCGTTTTCTAGCCACCCATTCAAGCTTTCATCAAGCTTCGCCATTAGAACACCGCCTCAATCTCTGTTGTAAAGTCGCTCCCGGTATAAGAGTGTCGCCCGCTTCGGACTCGCATCGAAGCTTCCACGACACGACTTTCTATTGTAATCAAACTTCCGGTTGCCAACCGATGATTCAACAAGCACCTAGCTTGGAATCCTGCCCCACCATCGTCTGAAAAGAAGGTGGGAGTGCCTAGCAGCCCTGTTTTCGGTGAAAGAACAAAATTGGTTGCGTCGCCCTGTGAGAGAGGCCGAATGTACAAGCGCCCTTTGAGAATATAGAATGACGTCTGGCAGTCATCAGCTATTCTTTTTATCGCTTCAATAACAGAACCTTCAACCGTCATTCCCTCGCTATATGTGACATCCTTTACTAAATTCATTGCTGCAGCTGACAACTTACCCCGCTTCATCAAGTCTTTGATTATGGTGGAAGCTTTCGTATTTTTGGCGTAGGACACACTTGGTACCGTTCTTTCATCCAGCGGCTCCGAATCCAGCACGGTGAACGATGTCACTTTATCGGGACCATCCCACCGTGTTTCATAAAATGCAATGAAACCGGATAGGATCGTTCCGACATCCCCTTTATATCCTGCATTCAACACAACCTTGGAATAATGGGCGATGTTGTTTATCGTGTTATCGCTCAGGTTGTAAATATCAATCCTCGCCTCATTTGGATCAGGGCTGTCCGAAAAAGGCACATCGAAATGTATTTCTAAGCCAGGGGTCTTCAACGTTTTCCCACCGACTATAAGCTCAACAACACGGCCATATGATTCACTCATCCTCTTCCCCCTCTCCTTCGCCATATGAAAGGAACACTGTTTCTCCGAAGTTGTCCCATGTCACAGCCGTTTCCTTGCCAGCTTCATCAAATGGAATGATTAAAGGGACAGGGAAGCGATGATCTTCAATTCCAGTGAAGACAGGAACACCATATACGAGCTTTGCACCTTGAACTAAAACATCATCATCCTTGATAAGATCAATTGTAAAAAAATCAAAACGCTCGTTGTAGTTAACTTCGAACGAGAAGAGGTCTACGCCGAGCGCTATTTCAAATTGATATGGTATATTCTCTTTTTCAATCGGAATGAATTCCATACATTCCCCCTATCCGACTATGACAACCATACCCGGCTTTAGTCGTGTTCCCTTTGGAATTTGCGGATTCCAAGAACGCAAGGTCTTTAACGGCACTTTATATGTGTAGGCAAGTGCCTCCCATGTTTGACCTTCTCGTACGGTGTGCTTCTTCCCTGTGGGACCCTTGTTCTTTGATTTTTTTCCTTTAGTGCTTTTTCCTTTGCCCTTGCTCTTTTTGGTCGTTTTGGTTTGCTTGCGCCCTGACTTGTCAAGCACTTTGACAATGGTCTGTACCTTCTTCGGTAGCTTCTTGGAGAACAATGGTTTTACCTTTTTGATTTCCTGTAATTGCATGGTGAACCCCATACCAGCTGCGTTTGTGTATTCGTGCGTGCTTTCGAAGGAGACAATAACGCAGTTTACAAAGGAGTTACGGCCAATATATTTGACCGTAGCCCCTGCATTCATCTTTGCAAGCAACTCATTTCGTTTTTTTGCCGCATCACCAACCAGCAATCCTGTCAGGTTCAGCGAAATTAATTGTGGTTCAACGTGATCCGTAATTGCTGCCCCGCCCTCGATAGGGTAAGTAGATACCCTAACCGAGTATGACGGCTTCTCGCTCGTCACATGGATGTTAATGCCGTCGATAGTCGCCATGTATCTATCACCCCTCGATATACTGCGGATTTTTCATACCAAATGACTTGAAGAACTGTTCCAGCTTTTTCTCAACTTCATGCGCTACATCTTTTGCATTAGCATTACCTTGGCCGCCTTCAATTTTTATTTCAATCTTTGGTGCTATTATGCTTTTGCTTTGGCTGGAACTGTGACTGTATGTTGGCGCAAGCCCTTGCGTATCCGGTTGTGGTACTTCTGGCGAAGTCGCAGCCGAAGCCATACCATTCACTGCGTGCGTAATTTCCGGGATCTTATCTTGGATACCGATTTGGAAACCCTCGGACGTGTATTGTCCGAGTTCCTTCATCACCCGCGACGGCGAATGAATGTCGAGTGCGCCAGTGATACCATCCTTAACGGTATTCGCTACATTCGATACCGCATCCCCCACAGCACTAACAGTTCCCTTCACACCGTCCACAAAGCCTTGTATCGCATTCTTACCCATTTCCCACATCTCACTTGGCAGATTAGCTACCCAATCAATCGCACCTTGGATGGCCTCAACAATCGCATCCCATATTCTGCTGCTCATGTCCTTTATGCCATTCCATGTGTTTTCGAAGAAAGATTTTATGCCATTCCAAGTTGTTTCAGTTGCTGTCTTAATGGTTTCCCATGCTCCATCAAGGCCGCCCTTGATAGCCTCAAGTGTACCGGAGAAAATGAGTTTTATTCCTTCCCATGCTCGTCCAATTACTCCCTTGATATTTTCCCAAATCTGTACAGCGTGCTCCTTCATTGCGCTGAAATTGCCTGTGAAAAGATCAACGATAAGTAGAATTGCACCTAAGAAGATGTTCTTAATTACTTCCCATGCGGCGCTGAAAAAAGTCTTCAACCCTTCCCAAATCATCCGGACACCACTTACAGCTCGTGCGAATGAAGCTCGGATATTTTCAATGAATGGTGAAATTATCGCCATAACCATGCTGACGATTGAATTCCATAAGGTTATGGCAGTGGTTTTGATTGAATTCCATGTATTTGTAAGGAACCCTAAGATCGAGTTCCAAGAATTCGTAAACCATTGCGAAATAGATGTCCAAAGTTTTTTGAAAAACGCGGTTATCGGCTTCCAATACTTAATAATCAAATAAGCGGCTGCGGCGACCGCAGCAACCACGGCAATGATTCCAAGCATCGGACCCGATAAACCCATGATGATTGGTCGAACTGCCGATAGCATTTTGAATCCGGCCACAACATTGGGAATGAATGATACTAGAATCGTTAAAGCCCCACCTAATAACAGAACCGCACCAGCGATTGCAACAAAAATAGCAATCCCTTGTTTTAGGCCATCCGGCAATGCGTTGAATTTATCAATTAAGCCATTGACGTATTCGGCTAGTTTTGTGAGGATTGGAATAAATGTTTCACCAATGGAAAGCTTTGCCCCTTCCATAGCGGAGTTCACCTTTTCCATTGCCCCGTTAAGGTTGTCGAGTTGCTTGTCAGCGATCCTTTTCGCGACACCGCCACTCTTTTCAAGCGATCCCCGGAATCCTTCCAACGCTGGTTGCCCTGAATCCATCAGAGCGAGAAAAGCACTTGCCGCCTCGGTGCCGACTACTGTAGAGACTGCGGCCAATCTTTGCGCGTCTGTTAGACCTTTTGTCTTCTCCACAAACTGCCCAACCACATTGGAAAGCGGCAATACCTTCCCTGCCTGATCTGCTACGCTGACGCCTAATTGATCTAGAACGTCCGCTGCTTCCTTTGGCGGCTTCGCAAGTCGAATCATGCTTGCGCGTAGTGCCGTACCCGCTTCACTGCCCTGAATACCAGCATTACCGAGCATCGCAGTTGCTGCGGCCATCTCTTCAAGCGACTGACCGGACGCTTTAGCGATAGGAGCAATATATTTCATGGTATCGCCCAGCATGTTCAAGTCCGTGTTTGAGTTGGTGAATGTAGCGGTCAGGATATCTGCTACCTTTGTTGTATCCTTTGCTGCAATACCAAATCCGGTCAGGATGTTGGAAGTAATGTCCGCTGCTCGCCCAAGGTCAATTTGCCCGGCTGCTGCGGTGTCAAGCAACCCCGGCATGGCCGCAATCGTATCATTTGTTTTGAAGCCAGCCATAGCCAGGTATTGCATACCTTCCGCTGCTTGGCTGGACGTGAATACTGTTGCGGCGCCGAGTTGCTTCGCGGTATCTGTCAACCGCTTCATTTCTTCGGCAGAAGCCCCGGACAATGCGCCAACCCGCGACATGGACGACTCGAAATCTGCTGCCAATTTGATCGACGAGCCGATCCCGGCGGTCAGAATACCGCCAGCCGCCCCCATTGCTACGCCAGCTGCCCGAACATTACCCGATGCTTGATCAAGCTGATCTAGTGCCTTTAAAGATCCGTTTGAGAAGTCACCGTACTTGTCACGCAACTTAGACATTTCTTGAGCTGCGCGGGATGCTGCTTTTGATTGTTTCTCAACAGCTGCCGTAACGCTTGCAGCTGACTGCTTAACCCTATTACCAGCTGCTGCCGCTTGCTCTTGAGCAATCCGGAATTTTTCTTCTGCCTTTTGAGCACGAACAGCCGCTGTTGTGGCTTTCTCATTTGCACTCTGAGCGCGTTGTATCGCCTTGGTTACTTTATCTTGAGAACTGGTAGATACCATTGCGATATCCGCCGCCCGCGCTGTTGCGGCTCTCGCCTTTTCAGTCGCCTTGGCCGCTGCCTCGTTAGCTGCTTTAACACGATCAGAGGCCTTTGTCAGTTTTTCATTTGCCACTGCTGCTTTCTGCGCTGCCTTTGCCGCTTGTTCAGATGCTGCTTGCGACTTTGAAACCGCCGTCGTCATATCGGAAGACTTAGACGCCATGCCTTGCATAGCCTTTCCAGCCTTGCCCATACTTGCATCCATTCGGTCAAAAACCTTCGAATTTACACCGGAGAGCTTATTTAATCTCTTGTCTAGCATTTCAAGAGGGGACGTTGAAATGTTGTATCCAACATCCACTGTCATCTTCCTAAGTGACATTATTTCGCCCCCTTAGATCTCTTACCTTTTGGCTTCTGCTGCTCGGCTAGTATGTCGATAGCCGCATTCGCTTCGTAAAGCTCATCCCAATCCATTTCACACGCATCACCATAGGTAACGCCACCGTCAGAAAGAACAACGCGCCAGAAGATCCAATTCTCCTTGGCGCGTTGTTTATAGGCTGCATTACTTGTCGCTGGGCGGGTTTAGGAACTCAACTGCTGCCAACATTACATCGTCGAATGCTTCTGGGTGTTCGTCGAAGTAATCCCAACTTACTTTTGGCTGTACAATTACGTGTGTCATCAGTTCGTTGTAGTATTTTTCCTCTACCAATTGCCCTGCTTTATTTTTGGAACGGTCACGCAGTCGCACCGACTCGCGCACGCCTGGATGCTGGAATGTATACTCGACACCTTGAATTGTTTCAGTTGCTTGCTTCTTTGCCATGTAAATCACTTCTCCTTTTGTTGGTTGGAATTAAAAAGAACCGCTACAAGCGCGGTTCCTAGTTCTCGACCGTATAGTCGAATACTTGTAATTCAAATTCTCTATCCTCCGCCTCGTTGCTGTAACTCGATGTAGCCGGCTTCTTAATTCGCGCACGACTTCCGCCGAACTTCTCCTTTGGCGTCCCGTTGTAAATCACCCATACCGGGACTTCTTTTTTCGTATTTGCCAGCTTATTCAAGAAAGAAACGGACGGCGATGTTTGCTGCAGCGTGATCGTAATTGTTCCTAGTGGGTTGTTCACCTCACTTACAACCACATCCCCTTGTGCTCCTACGGATGCAGAAAAGTTTTCCTCGTCCTTCTCCCCTTCAACCATAGAGCCGTCCGCAAATCCCGTAATGAACGTCTCATCCACCATGACCGTTACGTCCATAGCATCGTAATTAGTTGACATGTTCTATCTCACCTCACTTAGAATCTGATCGAACCTTTGATTTTCACACCGTGAACAGCGCCAGACAGTTCAAATTCGAACGATCCCTCGTTGTATTCTCGCTTCGCCCGGATGTCTGCTGGAATCTCGCTGCGCTTCTTGAAGTTCACCGAATACAGAGGGAGCCCATTCTCATCCGCTGCAATAATCCCGTTATTGAATGCTTCTTTAAGCACGCTTGTACACTGTGCCTCGATAAGAGCAATCCCGGCATCCGTATACGGAATCTTTGGTGTATTGTTAAGCAACTGCTGTAGTCGATATTCCATATTGAACTTCACATAGTCTTTTGAGTGGATGATGTCGATATAGACGCCTGTTGATGTCGTTCCTTCGCTCGTCCCACCACGGCCAGCCTTTTGTACGTAAGTAATTGCTCCCGCTTCATGTACGGCAGTTAATTCACCGAGAGAAAGTTCCATTGGTGAAATACCTTTGATCTCTTTAAACTTCCATGTAACCGATCCAACAGGAGCTGCACCGACTGCGCCGATCAATCCCGATTCCGGAAACTTGCTTACATCATTGTGATAGAACACAACTGTTCGTTCTTTCCCAGCTTTCTTGATCTCTGCGGCTTCCTCGACTTTATCTGTTCTCGTAAAGAACATCTTCGAGCCGTCAAGCTCGATCATTTCTGAAATCTTCAAAACATCTTCTTTTACAGCACTAGTGCTAATCAGGAAGTACCAATCTTTATCGAGTAGTGTTTCGAGCACATCCGTAACAAGCCCATCTTTCACCACTGAGTCACGGCAAGCAATAGCGATCTTTTCTGGGCGGTTATCTCCTTGTTCAAAAATCACTTTAGCTGCTTCATACTCTGGTGTTTTGTCTGTGAAATCTTTCTTAACCTCACTAAGTTCATAATAATATTTCAGTTCATGCCCCTTTGCCTTGGTGCCATAAATCAACGGCGTACCAAAACCTTTGCGCCCTATCGGTTGGACAAGGTCGATAGTAACTGTAACGTCCTTGAGTGTACCCAAATGCCTCACCCTTTCGTTTTAATTTTCATGATCATGTCTTCCTTGTATTCAATGATATCAACCAAACGTAATTGGACGTCGAAGCCGACTTTACGCTCGTATTCGTAAGTAAGCAGCGTATCCCGTGCCGTCGTCTCTTCCAGGTTCACAACTACAATCCCTTGATCCTTGAGAGATACACGCCCATACCCACGAAACCAGTCCCGTGCCTGCCCCGATATGCGGAAGGCATCTTGTGCCGACTTCGCGTAACAGGTTATTGATATTGTTACCGCCGCCATTTTCTCGATCCTGTGACGATCGTTCGTAATGGAGTGGTTGCCGTACGGTGACCTATCGATATATGGCGCTACAAATGTAAAGCCGATGAAAGGATATGGAGGTTGTGGTGCTGCTTGATCCGTCATGATAACAGGAATTCCAAGGTGCTTATGCAGATTTCCGACGAATTCCGCTTTTATTTTCTGGTGATCAATCATGCACACTCACCCGCTTCAACACGTACCGATTCACAGTCGTATACCCGGCGTAATCGTTATCGTCTTGGACACGGTACTTCACACCTTCGTAAATAACCTCGGTTTGTGATGGGATTTTGCGCTTCGTATACAAATGACGATCCGCTTGGGTGTACATCCCACCAGAAGCAAATACCACTCGTTCTGGCAGGGCGACAATCGCCCCGTAATCTGTTACTGTTTCCGTCTCGCCTCCAGCAATCCAATCACCCGTTGATTGATCCCAATGCCCTCCTGATTCTACAACCACTTGAAACGGCTTGCGAAAGCGGCGCAGCAACCCTTCGAATTGTCTTGGATTCATTTCTTCATATGCACCTCATATTCCAATGTGTCCATAAGCTTCTGTTCGTCAATCAATGGATGATTTCCGCCCTTGAGTTTTTGCGTTAGCTCCGCATTGGGTGCGAATGAACCCTTCTCGATATGCGATTGTATATGCTTTTTGAGCTCTTTCGCTGCTCGTTCCAACGCCTTCTCAGGCGTGATGGTTCCGTCAAGCGCCTGCCCCACCAGTGTTTGCATTAGCTTATTCAACGCACTCTCGTATGCATCATACCCAGCGCGTAGAAACGGACGCTCCGGGATAGAAATGAAATGGGTGTCATCTCGGAGATGAACACCCATCGAAAGAAACTTTTTTCTCATTTTGTCGGTCACGGGGATGTTAGCTCCGTATTCGTTGAATACAGCTTTAAACACCTGCTCACGATCACCAATCCACCCAACTTCTGCACGGGAGCGCGAAAGCTTCTCAGCCTGTTTCTTATGCTTGCGGAACTCCTTCTTTTCTTCTTTAACCTTGAGCTTGATACGTATCAGTACCACCGCCCTACATAGGGGTTAATTAACGACAGAACAGTGAGCGGCATTTGGTTGCCACCATCTGCTTGATGTTGGTACGTGACCGACATTTCCCCTAATCGTTCCGTCTGGATACCAGTCGGTATAAATTGACTATCATACATGGACTGAGCATACAGAATACAGGCAAACTCCAAAGATTCAGGCAGCGTCCTAGGTTCGTCTTTGGTTTCCTCTCCTGGTAGTACATACCCGCCGATATACGTAATGGTTAGATTATGTTTCCCGCTAGGCCATCCACAAGAGCGATAGAGGCGGCCTTCACCAACACTTTCAAATCCTGTCACAACCGAGTTGCTAGACTTTACAGAAACGATTTCATGAACAGGGTAGTTTCTCAAGTTTATATAAGGTGATTCGCCGTAACCGTTAAGCTGCTCCGTGTACGTTTGCTTTCGAAACGATCGTTTGCAGTAATTTTCGATTCCTTGACTGGCGACCATCAAATACAACTTTAATTCATCATCTTCCCCAACGTCGCCCATATGCCGTTTGAACTTTTCAAGGGAACAAAGCACGGCTTATCCCCCTTTGCCCAGTTCATTCCTAAGCTTCTTTATTTCTTGATCCACATAGGACTTGTCCACCAATTCGATTGGCTTTCCATCTTTGGTTACCTTAGCGCCTTTTAATATAGCCAATTCCCCACCGATCATCATCCTATCGCCAGTAGAGTAGTTCTTTGTTGCGTACCCCATAGGAATGACCTCCTTTCAGGGAGGGAGTACCCTCTTCCCGTATATTATTCAGTTACAGGGACATCCGTCAGGATTACAATGGCATCTTCGTTCGCTGGCTTCGCATCAAAGCGTTGGATGACGCGAGTAAGAGTTGTATCATTTTCGAAAGCATCTCCACCCTCGTCAGTCGTCTTGGCTTCAAGTCCCTTGCGGTCGAAGAAGTAATAACCAACTTCAAAGTTACCAAATGCAATCTTTGTTTTACCTGTTTCATTCTTAATATCGTCATACACTTCAACAGGGAAGCCGAACAATGTGAATACATCAGCTTTCGTAGGGTCAGGAACAAGAACACTCTTCCCGTCCGCATACTTGATGTCTGCCAGCGTCTCGGTCGCCAAAGTGTTCATGATGAACTTGGCTCCGTCGCGATAGCCGGCATCTACCGCATTTTTCAATTTGCGCAGTGTCTTAATGTCGATATCAGCAGGGCACTTAATAGTGCGGTATTTAGTTGTAGTGAACATACCTTCGCAATCATCGTCACCGCCTACCCCGTAGAACACTTCGGCGTTTTCAGTATTAAGTGAAATTTCCATATACCAGTCTGCCAATTCTTCATCAATGTTCACGGCGCTATCTGCCATCAGCTCATTTGTTGCTTCAAAAATCCCTGCGTATTTATGAACTTTGTATTCAATTTTTCCGTATTCCGGTGTATCAACGCCCTCAATCTTTTTCTTTTCTCCGACTTTTTTCATCCGCAAATCTGTACCGCGTCGTTTCGGTCTGCTACCGGATAAAGTCCCGACTGGTTTCACTCCAACCAGGTTGCGAATAGACCGCTTAGTCTTCTTTTGTTTGATGATCTCAAAAGTAATATCTTCCGGTACTAAAATGCCGCCTTTAGCACCGTCACCTTCTGACATAGATCGAGCTTGATCCTTCATTTCCTTGAGCGCCCGTTGCTCATCTTCCGTCAGTTCGGCTTCTTTTCCGTATTTTAAAATCTTTTGGAATGCACTACGATATTCTTTCTTAACATCAACAGAGCGTTTGTCATCAACTTCCGGCTCAATAACAGGTGTTAATTGTCCGCCAGTATCAGTTGATCGTAATTCCTCAAGTAGGTCAATTTGCTCTCGCAACTCCTTGGCTGCGTCTGTAGCAGCTCGGGCTTCCGCTAACTTCCCTTCATTCGTCAGATTGCGTGCCTCATCTAATTTTGCCGCCAATTGTTGGCGCAGTTCGCGTTCCTTTGGATCCATATAAATTCCTCACTTTCGAATTTTGGGTATAAAAAAATCGGCCTCTTAGATTCCTAAAAGGTCGATTTCGAGAAGCAACTTTTCGTGTTCTTGCTTCCTGCGCAGCTCGTGCTGATAACATTCTAAACTGCGGTTGGATACTAACGATTCAGCTTGCACATAAGCGGCGTATGTTACCACGCTTACATCAAAAACACGCTTTATCTTATGGATTGTTCGAAGATAGATTCCCTTTTCCTCGTCATAATCCCACTCTTCACCGCCATTTTCATAATCAATACGAAACGCAAAACTTGATTGATTGACATCTCCACGTTTCATAACTGTAATCAAATCATTGGCGTATGTTGTATCTGGTGGATCTGCATCATATCTAAGGCCAAATTCATCTACGGATAGTCGGAGTGTTCCAGACGTTGTGCGGCCAATTATTTTCCCGCTTTCATGGTCGATTAAACAACGTACATCAGACATATCCGCACCATCTAGCGCTTTCGGGTCTATTCTTTCGATGAATCCACCCAAGTCTTGTGACCAGACATTGAACCGCAACCCATATCCAACGATGCGCGGCGACGAGTCTTCGCTGTCCGTTCTATATTCAACCTTATTCGTCAGCAGTCGACGTTCCTTGTCCATCGTCCCCAATATCTTCACCCCCTTCCTCAATGTCTGCATTCTTGATCCCTGCCTTCATGAGCTGGTACTTTTCTAAAATATCAAGCGTTGTGAAATTAAGGCTCATATAATGCTTGTCCCCTAACTCACCAATGCCGTCCTCGTCTTCCAGCTCAAGCACTTTATTGATTGAATAGGGTCCCATTTGGATCATATTTTTATAAAATTCGGCTCTGCTCTTAGAGTCGCCCCGTAATTCACTTGTTACATTGAATTTTACATAGTGGCGTTCTGACTCAACAAATAATTTCCAATCTATTTCCTGCTCCCAATTCGTAAAAATTGGTTGCAAGGTGCTTTTTACATATTCGAGTGACAGGTTTTCCATGTTGTTATATTTCATGTCAGTAAGACCAAGCTTGTACGGCGGCACCTTGTATATCTTAGCGACTTCTGAAATACCAAATTTCGCTGTTTCAATGAATTGCGCATCGGCTAGAGGCATTCCAATACTTTGATAATCAAACCCTGCATCCAAAATAGCTATGCGATGCGCATTGGTCAGGCCTGAGTTTACCTTTTGCCACTCATCCCGAACTATATCCTTCGCTGGCTTATCTAGCGGAGTTGGAGTTTTCAGAATTCCCCCTGTTGTCGTTCCATTTCCGTAAAAACTACCAATAAATTTCTTTTGAGATTGTTGGGCGCCAATTTCCTCGCGAATAACCTGAATAGGCGTTATACCTTTAAGGCCGGACTTGCTAATGGATTTAAAGTGAAGCACTTCCCAATGCTTGAGCTTTCGCGTTTCCCCGCTCGGCAGTGTTGTTACATACCACACTTCCCCCGTAATATTATCAACATGAACATCCGTCTTAGAAGGATCGAGAGGCCATAATGCCTTGGGCTTTCCGTTATGCACGCCGCTTGTATGCCATTCGATGTTGGCATAAGCATTCCCCCAAGCTACCACATGAACCATCATCAATTCCTTGAATGTGTACGCTGACATATAGGGATTAGATCGAATTCCGAGTATCTTCGAAACAGGGTGATTTCGGGCTCTTTTGCGTCCTGTTTTTGTCTTCTGGTATACCTGGATCGGCAATTTTCCAACGTCCCCGCCTAGGATGCTGGCGCAAGTATAAACATTGCTGTTCATTAGAGCTGATTCACTAGTCACTCGCTCCCCACTAGATGTCTTTTTTCCTCGAAATAGATCCAGAAACCATGATTTTGGATTCCTCAAATTCGACGTATCGGAACGCTTATTCAAGAAGGAGAGCCAGCCCATTCGTAACTTTTTTCTTCGCAAACTCTCACCCCCTCCCTAGAACGAAAATTCACCGCTCTGGACATGTTTATTCAAGTCGGTTCCAGTTCCAGAAACCATAACCCGAACATGCGCATTCATAAGAGCTGCTGCTGGGTCAATACGTTCGACACTCTTTGCTTTGTCCAGCATTATATTGTCCTGTGCATCCACTTTAACAATTGCATTTGCCATCGCCCAACCAAGTACAGGATCGTTTTCATGAATGACCTGCCCCATGTAGACACGTTCCCTGAAATTTTTTGTCGGAGCGTTCAGTGTTTTGATGCCCTGCCTAATCTCGATCATTACAAATCCTTCGTTAGCCATTGCTGTAGAGAATTGCGTTGCATTGTATGGATCGTAACAAATCTCTTTTATGTTCCAGCCTCTTCGCTCTGCTTCTTCTGGAATGTAAGCCATCACAAAATCATAGTCCACGACAGCGCCCGGTGTCACTGTGAGCCACCCTTTTGCGATCCACAGATCATATGGCATCTTATCGGATTGCTTCCTCTGAGCAAGCTTTTCCTCCGGTATGAAGGAATGACTGAATACGGCAATTCGTCCGTCTGGTAGCTCTACATCAAAACTACAGCTTGTCAGGTCGATTGTTCGTGACAAGTCGATTCCCACAACTGCATCCAGACCGCGAGTGTCTGGCATAGGGTTTTCCTCTGTGGCACCGCATGCCTTCCACTTACTCATGTCCATGTAGCCAGATAGCTTGGCATCAACCCAGATGTTCATGTTTTTGATCTTGAAATTGACCATCTTTTCGGGATCGGCCAACGCCATTTTCAATTCACTGCGAAGCATCTTAAGTCCAGCTGGGTAGCTTGCAACTATAGGGTTTGCTTTTATCCAGTTCCGTTCATCTGTGATGTCGTCATCTTCGTCTAACTCGTTGACCATAGCAAAGTATTCGTCGTTTTCAAGGTCGACATTAGGATCAAGTAACTTTGAAACAAAGTTGTACTCTATCCGATAACATGGATGGTTCAGATTCCGTCCCGCAGTCGTAATAATCATGAGTAACGGTTCTTCGCGGGCTATCATACCGGATGCTAAAACGTCGTAAAACTCCGTGGTTTTGTGTAGGTGATATTCATCCACGATCCCACATTGTACGTTCGTTCCGTCGCCTTCTTTGCCATCCTCTTTCGATAGAGCTTCCATGAAAGATTCTGATTTAAGGTGCTGAATCTGCCCATTAGCTATCTTGATAGTTCCTCGTCTCATGAGTTCTGAGCAGTTTTTCAGCATAGCTGCCGCTTCGTTCCAAACAATCTTGGATTGCTTTTTCTTAGTAGCAGCACAATAAACCTCTGAGGCATACTCCCCAAAGGCGATCGTTTCATATGATCCTACGCAGCCAAGTGACTGCGACTTTGCATTTTTTCGTGCTACCTGCCAGTAGGCTTTATTAAACCGACGAAATCCAGTATCGCGATGCACCCAACCGTAGATATTCCCGAATACAAACTTCTGGATGATATGCGGTTCGATATGCTGCCGCGCTAACGCACCTTTACGGTGTTTGAAAAGTCGCATCCAGTCCAAAAAACGCTCTGCGTACTCTTCGACAAAAACATAAGGAAACTCATCTGTATCTTGCCGTTCGAGGTCGCGTAGGAACCGCCTGCACGCCTGTTTATGCTTCTTACACGCTACTATTTCGCCGTTTATGACTTTCTCAGAATACGAAACTAACTCTTCTAGAATCATATATCACCGAAACGATCTGTAACTGGATCGGATTCTTTCGGCTTTTCATCTTTGAGAGCAATCTTTGTTCTGTCATAAACGGTCAAGCCAAATTTCCCTTCATATATCTGCAGCAGTTTAATAGTTGAATTAAGGGCTGTTAGCGCTGGATTCGTGACGTAGGTTACCCCGCCACGTGAATTCTTATTGGCAAGTGTGTATCCTTTTTCCTCGACCTCTTGGCGTAATTCAAGCATTCTAAAATGCAAATCACAGTATTGAGCAAGCCCGTTTACATCTAAGTTAGTTAATAATTCGGTATCTTCAAGCTGCTTAACCAACTCACGAAACATCTTTTTCGCTTTATCATTCAACCAAGTAGGAGGCCGGATGCGATCACGTCGCAAACGATTACTAACCTTCTTTTCCTTTTCTTCTCGGTCGAATTTCTGTTTTTTTGTAATGTTTCCCTTGATTAAATGCAACGGTTTTGGATTTCTTCCCAACGTCACCTCACCTCCTTTTGCGTACCCTAAACTTTATTTCAGGAAAAAATCATGCGCTTGAGGGGGCAACGCTCAACGCCTCAGAGCCTCATGTTTTCGACCCTAGGGGGGCGTTCTGCTTCCGTCTGACCCATTCGCACTGTTTCATTGCAAATCCCTCTTAGCCGCCTTTACGTTCGTCTCATGAAGCTTGTTTAATTTCCCAAGCCCATCCCTTATCGCATCTGCAACACCTTTAGCCGTGAAGCTTGCGGGAATATTTATGACGCAGTTAGTTGTTGTTGTCTTAGCTTTTCGCTCCGCCTCTTCTGACAACCTTTCATACTCTATCAACTCTTCTGGTGTGCCTTCCAGCACATAATGTCCAATACTTATTTTCACGCCACTTCCCTCCTCCTATTCCTTGTGACTCACAAAGACGCGAGTGACACTAACAACAAAGCAGTGAGCGCGGTTATTCTGGCCGCACATCCATAATTACGAGAATCTATCTCTCGCTCCAAACAGTAAGCATTGATTACTATGAGGATTAATATCGCAATCTTGATTGCAATTGTAGTGGTCATCGTCCGAACCCTCCGTCCTCAGTTACTGTCTTTCTATCATGACATCTCTTACTCATAGGCTGGTGGTTCTTTGGATCCCAGAACAGCTTGTAATCTCCCTTATGAGGCTGGATGTGATCCACTACATTAGCCGGCAGTGGAATCTCCCTCGCTTTGCATTCATGACACGCACACCATGGATGTATGGCTAGATACTGTTCCCTGTAATTACGCCAACGCCGTCCGTACATCTTGGCGTATGATCGGCTTGGCATTGCTTGTGAAGCTGCTTTCTTGTGATTACTGCAATACCGTTCTGTCGTTAACTCAGGACACCCCGGCTTGCTGCATGGCCGCATAGGTTTAGTTGGCATTATTGTCTACCTTGATTAGAAACCGATATAAATCCCCTTCGATGCTATCGCAAATCTTAGTGATACGTTTTTCAACCTCATTACCTGGAACGTGTCCAATTGATTCTTGGAGCAGTCGCAATTCTCTTAAATAACTTAGTTTGATTTCAATAAACTGATAGTCTACAAGCGCTATCGTCATTTCAGCATTTTTCTGATTTTTCTTTCGAAACATGCTCTTCATCCTCCTTAATGCATTTTTGCCACATACAAAATTGACTCACACCGTCCCAATTCCCCCATCGACACCCGTTGCACTCGTCTGGTTGTTTCCATTCCTTCTTGGGTGTCGACCGTTCGTTATGTCTTCCTGCCATGTCTTCGTTCCTCCCGATTACGTGGCACCGAACCAGCTCTGTGCGTGAGCCGTACCAGCCATTCCAATAGTTTCATTTCATCACCTGCCCTTGCTTTGAAATCGTTCTGGAGCAGATACCCATTTGCTTGAATACTCGAAGCTGACAATAGATGTGCGTGGAATTACTACTCCCCCATTTTTTCTAGTGAAGTGATTGAAGTAAACTTCCCCACCGTTAATGCATTCCAGTAATGAATCAATGCCTTTGTTCATGTCAGCCTCACTATCAAAATAAAGAGTGTGTTTGGTTTTATTGATCAGGTTTATGCACACTACGTGAAACATCATTTTTTTATATACACCCTCCTTTCAGCAAAATAAAAAGCCGCCCATATGGACGACTAATGGAACACATATTCTTCTGTTTGGGACTCATCCTCTTCAACTGGCACACCTCTATGTGTCACTTTATCTTTAATGAGCTGTGCGGCTACTGCAATATTAAATAGTGAGGCCGCAGCCATTAGCCATTCTGAACTAACGGTTATCTTCCGTGGTTTCTTGCCGTGTAACCGTTTATACTCCCAAAAAACTTGATCCAGCTGCTCTATCTTGTCCACGCCTTCACCCTTTCAAAGAAAGTGCCGCCCCATCAAAGGAGCGGCCAAGTAAGGAGGATAAAAAAGGTTTGTCGTGATTCCTTAACGGTATCACTGTGATAGCGTCGTTCGAAGCAAGGGGAACAAGCGCTATCACACTAAAACCATTGATTCCCCGTATCACACAATCGCAATACAGCTAAGGGTGCATCGGCTGCAACCATTCAGCGTGACCGAGTGCCTACGACGATGATAAGGGTACAGTAGACATCACCCGAGCGAAGCTTTATCGCTCTATGTGCCTACTGTATCCCTGTACTACAGACACTGTGCCGACGCGGAACAGACATAATACAGACATGATTTTTATATTTTACCGTATAGCTTGAGGACATCCGCCATCGCCTCGAAGCCTTCTGCTATCTTTCTATCTAACGTTCTATCGGTGAACACCCGCCACTTCACCACCGCTGATTTACGTGGATAGTTCTCGATGAAGCGGTATTTCATGATCTGCCTTATCTCGTCATCGGCAATAGATTCGATTGCCGTCTCAACGTTTTCTATGTCTGTCGAATATTCTTTGTACACTTTACTTTCAATGGCCGTCAACTCCGCTTTCGTCGATAGAACATCAACCCTCCTTTTCATGGTTGGATATTTGTCTACCATGGCCTTGACGGTTCTTATATCTGCCTCGGTTGCCCGTGGAAAGATTTCTAATTGTCCCATCGCCTCAGCCCCTAAGTTAATTTGATAAACCCGCTTCCATGTATTTGATCAAATCGTCAATGTATTCGAGCAAATCCATCTGGCCGTCCGCTGGAATGTAGTCTGCAGCGTCTATTACATACCCACGCATCAACCAAGCTGAGTCGGCTTCTCGGGAGTCTTCTGCTTTATCCTTTATTGGTTTTCCCGCGATTCTCTTTCGCCCATTGTATCGGTTATCCCAATTGCTTGCCGCCGTCTCCGTCCATACCCAGTGAGTTCGTGCAATCGCCTTGCTCATATCTCTTCTTCCCCGTACAGAAATTTCATTGTTGATCGAGTCCAGAAGTGGATGTATGCCGTCTTTGTGTATGCTTGGGATTTGCTAGTGTACCTCAGAATGCGATGGAGCAAGGCTTTCAACTTCTGTTCCCGCTCTTCTAGCTCTTCGATCCTTGTAGTTACTGAAAAGTATTGCTCCTTTAATTCCTCGTACAGCTCCCGCTTCTTCTGGCATTCACTATCTTCTTTTTTCTGATCATCGGTCTTAAACCAAAAGCGCGGACGATACCCTTTGAAGAAAGGTCTATGCATCTCCCGTTCCTCCCTGCCCCTCGTAATCCCAGTTCCATAGACCTTGCTGTCCTTTGGCTTGAATCGGAGTAGTGAGTCGCTGGACTTCTGTCATCTCCCATGCAAAGCGGCCTGTTTCATACCATCCAAATGCGAGTTCGTTCCCCTTTATTTC